TGATTCTAGTCTAATTTATGAGCTAAGCGATTACGAACGTGTTCGCGCTAGAAAATCAGATGTTCAATCATCCATCAACAAATGTGATGTTGACCCTAAATGGCCAGATAATTTTATATTAGATCATGCGCTTTTATTAGCGGAGGAGGCTCTGGCTCCTTATATTACTTCAGAAATTGGATTTACTGATGATTCAACCTTCAATTTATCTACTTCTGCTGGTTTTGCTTATTTACAAAATCAGCTTCCTTCTAAGGCCGATGCTATCGATTCTCCTATCTTTAAAGATCTTTTTAGTAGAGATAATTTCATTCCCCTTGGATCAATTGCTGATAAAGATGAATTCCTTCATATGGATGATCTTAAACGAAACAAAATCAGAACAATATTTGTTGATCCGCTTGATAAGTTGGCCAAAACAAAACAAATATTTGATAGACAAAATAAAAAACTTATCAAAAACTTTAAAAATCTTTGGATTAAATATGGTATGACCAAACAATTTGGTGGTTATCATAAACTTTTAGTACAATTAGAACGATTTGAAATTACTGATCAATCCGATGTAAGTGGTTGGGATCGCAAGATATTTTTGTGGTTCTGTTATTATTTACGTTGGAAACTTTTGAGATATCCTAAATGGATGGCTAATAGGGTGTGGTATGTTATTTTTCATGCTATATTCCCTACAGCTATTACTCCTGAAGGCTTTGTTATTTTTCGTCAAACCGGATGCGAATCTGGTGGGAATAATACTGCTTCGGATAATTCTCTTGCTCATTTCGTTGTTATTCTTTATATGCTTTGTAAAAAGTTTTATGAAACTAATCATTACTTACCTTCCTTGGATTTTATTATGTATCATGCATTATGCTTTATCTATTCCGATGACAATCTTGGAGGAATAAATATATCCCAATTTGGGTGGAGTTCAATAGATGATTACATGGCTTTTAAAATTTCCGTGTATGCTGAATTTGGTTTAGAAATTAAACCCTCATCTCAATTTACTTCACTCACCTTCGGAAGAATAGATCCCAAACATGAATTTTTAGGCTCATTTGCCTTTTTTGACTATGATCTACAAAAATATATTCCTTTTCCTCGTATTGGTAAAATTTGCTCTTCTATAACTAGAAAAGGGCTCAATACTCGATTGGATGAAAGTGAATTTTTTGAAAAAGTACTTGCATTAACATTTCTCTCATACCCACACAAAAAAGTGTTTAGCATTTTGTTAAATTATCTTCATTATCTCTTCGACACGGCGACGTTCAAGGGTGCATATAGACAGGTTATGTATTGTAATAACCTAAACTTTCTTTATGATTCGTTTCTATACATGCATCTTGGGTGGGAATCCTTGAATGGTTCTCTCCCTGGACTTAAGAATGTCTCAAATTTTAATTTTTTTTACGAGACTTTGGCGGAG